GTAAAAAGCACCCAAGAAACTTGACAGACTACCATAAAGTATGATATACTCAAGATACGGATACAGTTCGGCATCCTCGACTGTTCATCACTTCGTGTGGTGAACCGAGTATGTAAGAGTCTCTTGGTGGAGCTCTTACATACTCGGTTGACTTCATGAAATAATCATGAAACAACTATTGAAACAACTATGAAGGAGGAGGACTTCTTGTTAAGTTTGTTCAGCCTTCAGGTAACCAAGATGTAACCAAAAATGAACAAGAGTAACAAGCGACCGACTGACGACCGATATACCAAAGATAAGTCTTGGGTAACCAATTGGGTAACCAAGGACAACTCTGAGGAAGACGAGATTCTTCCGTTGGGTGTGTGGATAGCCTTATTTTGCTTTGGGTTGAGGGAGGAAAGGAGGGAGGTATTCTTAGGTTAGGTATTTACCCACGTTAGTGGGGGGAGGGGGGGTACATAAATAAGCCCAGAATGCGTTCAAAAGTGTCTTCAAAATCTGTTTTGTATAAAGAATTATACAAAAACTATCTAAAATCTAAGAAGTGGAAGAAACGTAAAAACACCTACTTCAAGAAGTATGAAAAGGCGTGTCTTGTCTGCTCTAGTCAAAACGTAATCTTACATCACTTATCATATGGAAGATTGGGTAGAGAGAAAGATGCCGACCTTGTGCCATTATGTTTTGAACACCACGAAGAGTTTCATAATATGTACGGCACGAAAGATTTAAGAAAGAATACAATAAATTTTATAATTTTACAACGAGAATTACTAGATTTTTCTGAAAAAGTAAAGACGCTTTAAAAAATACCTTAACTATATTTCAATGGAACCAGTAGAAGAAAAAACAGATAAAAAGGAACACGCAACATACGTAAAGACAAAGTACGTGAAGCCTAAACCTAAGGGCTATAAGGAACCAAAACCTCCGAAACCTCCGAAGGTCTCTGAAAGAACTCGAAAGACTTTCGAATTTGTAGCCAATGAGGGGCTCCCAGTTAAGCACGCTATGGTTAAGGCTGGTTTTTCTCCTAAGTATGCTAATAATCCACAAAAGGTTACAAAGTCCCTCTCGTGGAATTTTTTACTTGGAACGATAGATGATCGAGTTATCCTTACCCGTGTAATGAGGATATTAAACTCCCAAGACAATAGATCAGCATTACAAGCTGCGGATATGCTTCTCAAGTTAAAGGATAAGTACCCAGCTGGAAAATTAAAGTTCTCTACGTATACTGATGAGATGGGAGACCTTATTGAACCTACTGGGAATACTCAAGTTACTAACTATTTAAGTCAAGAAAGTGGCAATGCAAATGAGCAAAGTTAATTCAGTTAATTCAGTTAATTCAGCAAAGCCGTTAAAACCTTATAAAGACTTCTTCTTCGTTGAACCAGAAAAGAAGACACAAGAAAAAACCACCCATTTTGGTATTGTTATTAATGAGGAGAGTAAACTGTACGACTTTGCAGAAGTTCTCGTTGGAAATAAAGAGTTTAAAGCTGGGGATATTGTTTTGTTTAAAGCAGTTCCTCCTCGTCCTGAAATTGATGTTGACGGAAAGAAGTACCGACTTCTCCATAAAGATTCTGTCGTTGCTCTTAAAAAAAGCAAATGAAGATAAATGAAGATAAATGACCAAGTACTCCAAAGTAGGATAAAATGGAACCCACACGAAGCCCAAAAAGAAATCCTAAAAGATTTCGAGAGTGGGAAAAGAGATATTGTGATCTGTGCGGGAAGAAGATTCGGAAAGTCGGCGGTGTGTGCTTATGTGGCATTGAAGACTCTTCTTCAGCCGAATAAGAAGATTTGGATTGTCGCTCCGACGTACGATCTTTCGATGAAGGTCTTTGATTATCTTCTTCGGTGGTACCTCATGGTTGCCCCTGAAGAGAAGAGAAATGTTTGGACACGAGGTGTCTCAACAAGAACTCCAGCTCAAATTAGAACTCCTTGGGGATCTGTTCTTCAGTGTAAGTCTGCTGAAAATAGAGACGGACTTCTTGGAGAAGAACTTGATCTTTTGATAATAGATGAATGTTCACGTATTGACAAGAGAGTTTACGATATATATTTATACCCAACTATAACATCCAGAAAGGGAAAAACTTTTTTCATATCAACCCCTTTTGGAAAGAATTGGTTTTACGATAAATGGATAGAAGCAAAACAAAGGATAGACGGAGCTTCTTTCCATTTTACATCTCTTTCAAATCCAAAGAACACAAAAGAGGAGTGGGAAAGAGCGAAGAAACTTCTTCCTCAACAAACTTTCGAACAAGAGTTTGAGGCGGTCTTCCTCTCTGACGCAGCAGCAGTTTTCCGTGGTGTCCACGAAATTTTATCGGACACTCTTTCTGAACCGAAGAAGGGACACTCGTACGTTCTCGGTGTTGATATTGCACGAAGACTTGACTACACCGCCATAATTGTTATTGATAAAAGTGAGTACCCACATCCTGTTGTTTACTTCGACAGATTCAACCAGATAGACTACCCTCTTCAAAAGAAAAGAATTATCGAAGTTGTAAGAAAATACAACAACGCACGGATAGTTCTCGACTCAAGTACTGTTGGAGACCCAATTTCAACAGACCTTAAAAGAGACGGAGTAGTGGTTGAAGACTTTGTTTTCACAAGAAAGTCTAAACCAGAATTAATTGAAAAATTGTCTATCTACATAGAACAACGAAAGGTAAGAATACCGAGGGACGATATCCTCCTCGATGAACTTACTTCTTTTGGGTACGAGATGACAAAACACGGAAATGTTACGTACGGAGCCCCAACAGGTAAACACGACGACACAGTTACTGCCCTTGCACTTGCTGTGTGGCCACTCCGAGGGTATCAATCAACACCAGCAGAAGTTTTAATATTTAAACATGCTTATTAATGAGTGAAGAAACTTACAAAGAAATAGCGGGAATTATCTCTAAAGAAAAAACGGCCTGGGAACAAGGCGTTGTTACTGTTGCTGACGCAGTTCAGTACACAATGCGTGAAGAGATAGACTCTGCACGAAAAAATTACTTTGGTAAGTTCAACCAGCCAAAGGATCCAGATACAGGGCTTGATAAGTTATACGTTCCCCTTATTGAGTGGACGGTTGAGTCTGTTGTTAAAAACACAGATAAAGATCTGAAAGATATGCGGGTTAAGTCTCCAGAGGGGAGAAATAAAGCCCTCGGGAGTATTGTTAAATTATCCCTTTTAAATGTTCTAAAGAGAATTAATTTTTCTGAAACTATCAACGATATGATTCGTCGGGTTACAATCGATGGAACTGTTGTAGTTAAAATAACAGAAGAATATAATAAAGAATTTAAGCGAATTCTCCCGAAAGTTAGAATTGTTGATACTTTAAATTTAATACTAGACAGGAGTGCGTACTGCCTCCAAGATGTTCCTATAATTGAGAAGTCGGTCATGACGATTGCAGAAATATCTCAACACAAAGACTGGCAGAATAAAGATAAAATTCGATATACACAAGATTCTGTTCCTGTTACTGTTGTTCTTGAAAGGTGGGGGCCAGTACGAAAGTCGTGGGTTTCTGGAGAAGAAAAAGAGAGAGATGTGTGGGTAGAGGGAATAATTGTTGCCTCTACAAGTAAAGCAAATGATAACAGAATAACAAACACACCATCTGGAGCTGGGGATACTGGAGAAACTGCTATTACGATACATAAGATTTTAATAAATCCAAAACCATTTAAGCCGTACGAAGAAGGATGGCTTCGTCGTGTTCCGTCAAGATGGGACGGACGAGGAATACCTGAACAGTTACGGTCTCTCCAGGAGTGGATGAACACAGTTGTTAATATGCGACGCGATGAAACCCTTAATAAACTTACTGGAAAATATAAAGTTAGAAAGGGTTCTGGTATAACACGGCAGATGCTTCAAGGACTGAAAGCTGGCGGAGCTATTGTCGTTGAAGAAATGGAAGATATTCAAGAACTTATAGAACGAGATGTTAAACCTTCTGCATATCAAGAGCCACGAGAAATTATCTCGATGGCAGATCGAGTTACTGGTTCATTTGAAATTTCACGTGGGGAATCACTTCCAGCTTCTCTTCCAGCAACAACAGCAGTTCTCCAAGATAGAGGAAGTAAGAGTACCTTTGAACTCATTCAAGAAAATATGGGTCTTATGTTTGAAAGAATGATTAGACGACACCTTATCCCGATGATAGTTTCAGAATTGACAGAAAATGAAGTTCTTCGACTCACTGGAGAATTTGAAGACCTTGAGATAATCGACCAGAGTATCATTGACGTTCTAATTAACGAAGAGAGAATAAAAATGCGAAGAACTGGTGCTTCATTTAATATTTACGATGAGAGGGAAGTGAGAAAGAGAGCTGAAAAGAAATACAAATCAATGGGCAAAGATAGACTTGTTAAAATTAATAAGGCTATGTTTGACCCGTATTATGATGTTGATGTAGACTTTAGTGGTGACAAATTTGACCCAGCAGTATTGGCTAGAAGCCTGAACGATGTTCTCTTTAATTACGCACAAATCCCTGGAATAAATCTTGATACAGACGGACTTGTAAAAGAGATACTCGATGTACTTGGTATTTCTGGTTCACGATTTGTTAGACCTGGAGCAGCACAGAATACACAGAATTTACAACCAGAAGCACTCGGACAAGTGCCAACATCTACAAATGTTAACACCCGTGGTAGATTAGAAGCTCTCGGCCCACAACAAAGATGATTGAATTAAAGCGGATTATAGAATTAAAAAACTCTCATCACTGGAAAACATTAAAAGAAGTTCTCGATGAAGAGTATAATAAAATTTGCAAAGTAAAGAATTTACATACACTCTATGAATTAAAGGGTGCTCAATTTTTAGAAAAACTTATAGAAAATATTAAAAGAAAAGTCGACGGGTCGGAAGACTCGTTGGGTCGATAGAATAATTTGTTCAAAATTATGGATAATACCCCAAACGTACCTAGTGCACCGAGCGTTAGTGCAGTAGAAGGTGGGAATGTCGAGGCGGTGATTGTTGAGAAGTTCAACAAGGAAACAGGTAGACAATTCAAAACAGTTGATGATGCTGTAAAAAGCATGAAAGACACATTTGATTTTGTTGCCAAACTTGGCGATGTAAAGGAAAAAGCCACAAAGTATGACGAGATGGTTAAGTCCAAACCGAGTACTTCTTCTGACGAAAGAGTAGATAAACTTGAGTTTATATACAAACATCCAGAAGCAAAAGATGTTGTTGAAGATGTTGCTGCTATTGCGAAAACAAAAGGGACTACATATGAAACAGCATACGAAAGCTCATTCCTTAAAAAGTACGTAGAATCGGAAGTCGAAAAACAGAAGGGTAACGCCCCTATGTACGTATCTCCGAATCAACGCATTGACGCTAATAAGGGCCCAATTTCAGTTGAGGACTTCAAAAAACTCACTCCTGAAGAACAAAGAAAAATTGTAACTCAATTACCTTCTTGGGGAAGAAAAGTGTAAGAAATTACATATACTTTCACAAGAATATAAAATATGGGTGATAACTTAACCTCAACCTCGAGCGAAGCTGAATTACTTGCTGAGTATTGGAATAATACATTCCTTAATGAACTTAGAAGTAATCTTCTTTTCGAGCAATTTGGTCTTAAATCAGTAAACCCAGGTGGATCGGGAACTCTTGTTCATTGGATTGCCCTTGCAGATATGTCTGCTGGTGCCGCAATTTCAGAAGGAATAGACCCTGATGCGTACGCCTTATCTGCTGGAGACCAGACGGCCACTCTTGCGCAATACGGAGGCACTATTATGATGTCTGATTTTCTTCAAGACACATGGCTTCCTAGTTCTATGGAAAATATCATGGGACGACTTGCGCGACACGCAGCCCTTACTATCGATAGGACAATTCGAAACATCAACTTCACAGCTGGTGGAACTGCCCAGATAGGAGGTACTGCTGTCGCACGAAACTCGATCGCAACTGACGGCTCATTTGATGCCGATATTGCAGAGATTCGTGAGGCGGTCAACTCGCTTGAAAAACTAAACTCTCAAACATTTCCAGATGGATATTATGTCGGTGTTGTACATCCTGATGTCAAATATGATCTTCAGGGCGATACAGCAAACTGGCGTGATGTTGTCAAGAATGTTGAAAGTGCTTTCGATATGGTTCGTAATGGTAACGGAAAAGTCCCTGGACGGGGCGGATTCGTAGGAGAACTCTTCGGAGTCAAGTACCTTATGACCACAGAGGCATTAAAGATGACTGCTTCTGGTTCTGCGTCAACAGACGTGTACCAGACATATATCTTTGGCCCTGAGCACTATGGTGTTTCTCAGCTTCGAGACGTACAAGTTGTTATCAAGAATCCGCACCCAGCATCTGATATAAATCTTTATGGTACAGCTGCGTGGAAAACTACCTTCGCGACGAAGGAACTTAATTCGAGCCGAATGGTTCGTCTTGAAACTGGTGCTTCTCTTGGTACATAAACAAGCTTGATTTATATTTTCTTGTGTCTGCCGTAGCGGTCGGTAGGAACTAGGACGTATGATAAAATACCTCACGTGGACAGAAAAAATACTTTTCAGAACAAAGGACGTTGAAGTCTGTGAAATTATAGCGTTGTATTTTAGAATTTTGAGATTTGAGGTGAGGATTTCAAATAAATATTTTCCAAGAAAATTTTACAACTTTTGGAAAATTCAAGGAGGGGGACATGATAATTAGAAAAACATTCGAAGAGTGGTTACAAAAATTTAATTCTGGTTTGAATATACAAGAGATAGAAAATCCAGATGTTGATGTGCTTTATTTTTGGGAAAATAGGCTATGTTCTATTCCTAAGGGTTTAAAGAACCATAATTCGTGGACTGATTTATTAAATGATAAGCGTGTTTCAGATTATATAACATCAGATGGGATAATGCACAGATCTCTTTCAGGTGTTGGTCTTGTTCTTATGAAGCACAACATAATAAATATGGAACAATTTCTTACTCACTTTACAAGTGATACAACAAAAGAAGAATTTATTAAAAAAATGGTAGGTCGGTACGGAAACGTACAAATATTAAAGGATTAGCGATATTTATTGGTACCTTAGAAGATTTGCCGCTAATCCACTAGGGTACCGTTAAGTGTAAAATTATGATTGTAAATGCCGTATAAAAATAAAGAAGACAGGGCAAGAAATGATAAAATTTATAGAATAAAAAATAAAGCCAGAAAAAACGCTTTAAAAGTTAAATGGCATCACAACAACAGAAAAAAGGCATTAGAAATTAATAACAAATCTTTTCAGAAATATAAATACAAGCCACACAATATTCTAAAAATCATTAAAGGAAATGCAAAGAAACGTGGACGAAAAATAGATTTGACAAAAGAGATTTTTGTTATGTGGTACAATAAACAAATACAGACGTGTGCATACTGTGGTATAAAGGCTTCTAATCTAAAAAAATATAATGGTATCAAAAGATTAACTATCGACAGAATTGACAACTCGCAAGGATATTTATTAAAAAATATAACACTTGCCTGTGCTTTATGCAACAAAGTTAAGTCAGATATTTTTACAGCAAAAGAGATGTGTTTATTATCAGAATTAATAAGAAAAAAATGGCGGTACCTTTAATTAGTGTTATTTGTACAACGTACAAACGTCCTAAAATGCTGAAAAGGGCAGTAAAATCAGTTTTGAAGCAAACATTCAAAAACTGGGAATTAATAATAGTAGATGATTTTTCAAATGATGAAACAAAAAAGATTTGTGAAAGTTTTGTTCGAGAGGACAGTAGGATACGGTATTTTGAGCTTCAGTCTAATAATGGGGTGCACTCATTTGGTAAAAATGTGGGCATTAAGGAAGCTCGGGCGAATTTAATCGCCTATTTAGATGATGATAATGCGTATAGGAGGGATCATCTTCAGGTTCTGTACAAGTATTTAGGAAATAATGATATTGTTTACGGAGACAGACTGTTGATTGACGAAAGCGGGTATGTTGCAAAAATGTTTGGTAAACAAAAACAATCTGTTGGTGTTCGTTCAGATTTTAGTGCACAACTTTTATCTGAAATGAACTTTATCGATACGTCAGACATTCTTGTCAAAAAAGATAAAATAGTAGAAATTGGCGGGTGGGACGAATCTCTTCCTAAGTTTGCAGATTGGAATTTTTTCGTCAGACTCGCAAAGAGTGGGGCTCGATTTAAACGTATTCCCATAATTATTACGGATTATTACGTTCATTCGGGGTGTAATTCTTTTAAACATCCACAACCAAGAAACCCAAATACAGGAAAGGAGATGCCAACTTTTAAACCTGATGATTGCTATGTTTGGCCTAATAAAACACTCTTTGGGGAAAAACCAAAGTCGAAAGTTGCTGTATTTACTCTTACAATGAGTCGCCTTGAGTATACACAGATAATGTATGACTCAATGGTAAAAAATGCTGGGTATGAGTTTGATTGGTTTGTTGTTGATAATGGATCCACTGATGGAACTCCAGATTGGGTTGGAGAAAAGGCAAAATTTCTTGTACGAAATGAATACAATTTAGGAATATCAAAGGGCTCTAATCAAGCACTTGATAAAATAGGGGACGAGTACGACATTATCATAAAAGTAGACAACGATTGTGAGTTTGAGACGGAAAACTGGTTAAAAGATACGGTTGACCTTATAGAAAAACAGCATGGACTTGTCCTTTCTCCAAGAGTTGAGGGTCTTCGTGACTCACCAGGGGGCGTACCAAGAACACAATATTTTTATATAGGGGATGAACTTCTTGGTATTGTTCCCCATGTGGGAGGGATATGCGTTGCTGCTCATAAATCTGCGTATGATAAATTTAGGTGGGAAGATAATGATTTTCTCCACGGAGAACAAGATTATGTATTTTCTCAACATTGTAAACGGATTGGTAAGATGTTGTGTTACTATGAAAAACACATTGTTGAGCACATGTTCACGACGGAGGGTCAGCTGAAAAGAAGTCCCGAGTACTTTGAAAATAGGAGTAAATTAAAAACTACAAAATATGAAAGTTTTGCAAATAATACCAAATAAGGGTTGGTGTCTCGATAAACTCTTCAGTTTGATAAAACCGACGGACGATATCCAGATTTCTAAATTTTATATGGATACTGGGAATACAGACATATACGAAGACTGTGATATCATCCACTTTCATTTCTGGGCTAACATGCCAGAATACAAAATGAAACCAACTATTGTAACTATCCAACATATTGAGTTCAAAGATGAAATTGAAATAATCACAAGGCTAAAGAGAGGTAATCCTGATATAATCATCGCAGCAAATAATCACTCCCATAATATATTAAAGAGACATGGATTACAAAGTGTTATTATTCGAAATACGACAGAAGTTAAGCCTGTAATTGTTGGGTACCTTGGACTAGATACGGAAGCAGAAAGACATTATAAAAATTATGAAGTTATTGATGAGGCGTGTCGTATCCTGGGACTTTTATGTGATGGACAGCGAAGAAATAGGCCCGAACTTAAATTCACGGAAGATGAACTTGATAGGTGGTACCGATCATTAAATGTGTTTGTTACAGCGAACTCTCTTCCTGGTTCGACTCCTGCGATGGAGGCTCTCGCGTGCGGAACCCCAGTTATTGCAACACCTATTTCGCTTTCTCCCCAAGAATGGAATGTAACATATTTTGACGGAACAGTTGAAGATCTTGTTCGAAAATTAAAAAACTTTATTCCAAAGTTTATAATAATACCAGAAGAATATTCGAAAAAACATCTTGAATTATATAAATTAGCACAAGATAAATTTTACAAATGAATTATCTAATTATCGGTGGGGCTGGATTTATTGGTTCTCATATAGTTGACAAGTTAATAGAGAAAGGACACACGGTAACTGTTTTTGATAACCTTATAAATGGAAACAGATTATTCGTTAATAAGGGGGCAGTCTTTACATGGGGGGATATACGAAATTATAGTGACATAGAAAGAATTTTAAAAGGAGAACACTTTGATAGATGTATAAATCTTGCAGCTCAACCATTTATTCCTAAATGTTACGAAGATCCGATACTCTTTTTTGAAACAAACGCAAACGGAGCTCTAAATGTTCTTCTTGCGTGTGAAAAGTTCAAAGTAGATAGAGTTCTTCAATACGCGTCAGCAGAAGAATATGGAACACAAACAGGAAAAATATCTGAGGAGACACCAATTAGACCACAGAGTACATACGGGGTTTCAAAAGTTGCGGCGGATTATCTGTGCCAAGTCCGCCTCCGAGAATCTGGGATTAGGGTAATTTCTCTACGGCAATTTAATTGTTATGGCCCAAGAGAAACACACGAATATGTAATCCCAGAGATAATTAGACAGGCCTCAGAATCTAATAGTATATACCTCGGAAATATAAAATCTGAAAGAGATTTTTTATATGTTGAAGATGCGGCCGAATATGCGATTGAATTGCTCGAAATGGGGGTTCCTGGTGAAATATATAATTTAGGAAGTTCATCGTGTATTTCTGTTGAAGATCTCGCACATAAAATAGGTGGACTTTTTGGGCATAAAAATGTGTTTATCCAAATAGATTCAAATAAATTACGACCGTGGGACATTGAAAGGCTTGAATCTGACAATACAAAGATACATAAGGTTGTCTCATTTAGGCCAAAAGTAGATTTTGATATTGGATTAAAGAAAACAATAGAGTATTTTGAAAAATATGGTTGGGACTTTTGAGAAAGAATTTTCTCGATTTTGTAAAGCAAAATACGGTGTTGGATGTAATTCTGGAACATCTGCTCTTACCCTTGCTCTTGCTTCTCTTGGGATTGGTATTGGGGACGAGGTAATAGTTCCTGAATTTACAATGATTGCGACTGCGTGGGCGGTTACATACCTTGGGGCAACCCCTATATTTGTAGACTGTGATAACAGTTTGAATATAGATATAAACAAAATAAAACCAACAAAGAAAACAAAGGCAATCCTTGTTACGCACGTGTACGGACGACTCGTCGATGTTTCTAAGTTGAGGAAGTTTGGGCTTCCAATAATAGAAGATGCAAGCGAGGCTCACGGTGCCCGCTTGAGAGGCCTCATCTCTTGTTTTTCGTTATACAAGAATAAGATAATCCATGCGGAAGAGGGAGGTGTTTGTGTAACTAACAGCAAGAAACTTGCTAACAAAATGAGAGATCTTCGTAATATGAGCTTTGGGAAAAAGAATACATACTACCATAAACAACTCGGTTTTAATTTTAGGATACCAGAAACAATGGCCAAACTTGCCCTTAAAAGTTTGAGAAAATATGAAAAGAACATAAAGAAAAGACGGCAGGTGGAATCTTGGTATAATGAATACATTCCAGAAAAAATGAAAATGCTAAAAAGAGATTTTGTGTGGGTATACGATATAAAGAAACAATTCAAAGACAGTATGTACAAGATTGGGGGTCGTCCTTTTTTTAAACCAATGTCTATGCAACCTATGTATTTTAAAAGTTACAAAAACTTGAATGCGTATTCATGGTCAAAAACAGGAAGTTATCTTCCTGTGAATGAGAAAATGACAAAAAGGGAGGTTCGGCTAATTTGTAAAAATATATGAGCTCTCAACTAAGAAGTATTTTAAACAGTTTTCTCGAGGGGGTTGCTATAAAATTAGATCTCCAAGAAAAAAACATCCTCGAGATTGGGATAGCTGGGGATGATAAACCAAGTGGCTCGTACAAATTCTTCGGAAAAGGGAATGAGTGGACAACGATGGACATAAATGAAAAATGGCTTCCAGGTGTTGTTGGAGATATTACGGACGCACCCTTTGAGGATAATACTTTTGATTTGATTATAATGACACAGGTTTTAGAACATATTTGGGATTTTAGAAGGGCCCTTTCAGAGTTATTTAGAATATCTAAAGATTATGTCATTGTTGATGTTCCATTTATGTATCCATTCCACCAAGATGATATGAGACAAACAACATGGGATAACTGGGACGACTATTGGAGATTTACACCGTCCGCTTTTAAAAAGCTCTTACTTGAGGCGGGATTTAAGGATGTCAAAATATTATATAATGATGCTCTAACTTTTGCCGTATGTCAAAAATAAAACAAACATTCATCTTTGATTTTGACGATTTTTCGTCAACACGTCCAGGGATGGAATACTTGAAGAAGATGAAAGAGCATTATCCTAATTTTAAGTGCACCTTATTTACAGTTCCTTTTTCATCGATGTATGTTACAAATGGTGTTGATGTTGATAAGTTGTACGAATGGGCTGAAATTGTAAAGGAAGAATCTGACTGGTTAGAAATAGCAGTTCATGGTTTTGTTCATACAAAGGGCGAGTGTCTTCTTCCTAAAGATAAGGCGCGTACACTGATAAAGGCCTCTGAGAATTTATTTAAAAAAATAAAACTTCCATTTGTAAAGATATTTAAGGCACCATATTGGCAAATGTCAAAAGAATTTGAGGAGGTTCTTCTTGAAGAAGGATATGTGAAGGCGATAGATAGGAATAATCCTCTTGTATATACGCCTATAAAAACATATACATGGACATGGTCAATGGAAGAACCTATTCCGACGTACCATACAGTAAAGGCTCATGGACATGTGTGGGAAACACCAAATGGAATAAATAATGTTCTCCCTAATTTGTTAAAGATTCCAACTGATGTCGACTTTAAATTTATATCTGAATATTTAGAAGAAAATGGAGTCATTGTCGAACGAGTACAAGCCTAATGTTATCCACCCCGTTTATGTTCCCGAGGGTTCTGAAACCAAAGAGAACACAGAAACGTCGAGGAAAAAAGAATATTCAGATAACTCAAAGAGGGAAGGAATAACCAAGGAATTAAGTGTAGATGAAAAACCACTTTCTCTTATAGATAAATATATTGTTATTGGTGAATTAAACGCAGAAAAGATTGTTGAAATGAATATTGATAATTCTGCTGAAAAGGTAAAAGTCATCGATACTGTCATAAAAATGGAAATTGAAAAACACGGATGGAAATTGAATGTTAAGAGCTATAAAGAAGCCCTTCAGATAATAAAAAACAAACTTGGAATTACGGAAAATGAAACACCTCTTTCACAGATAAATAAAATGCACACTATTTTGAAGATAGTCTTAGAGGGTAAATTATTAGAAGAAAAGGTGGGAATAACTTTAAATAAAAAAATAAAATGGTAAGAATAGGCGGTAATATTTTGTTCATTCATAATTCCACAGGGAGTCGTCTTTATAGGATACTTCCACAAGCTAAGTATATGGGCTCTGTGGGATGGGACGTAAAAGTTCGTGGTCTTCGTAATGGAAAGACGGGAGGGGTTTCGAGTGATCTCCTCGAGTGGGCAGATCTTGTTGTCGTTGAGATGGTCTACTCTCCCGACTTTATAAAGGCATGTAGAAAGGCTGGATGTAAAATAGTATATGAGATTGATGATTTAATGCAATGGGTTCCGAAAGAACATTACGCATACAAAGAAATGAATTGGTGGAGGACATTTTTGACATTTTACTGCCTTACGAAAGTTGATGCTATTGTTGTTACAAATGAAAAACTTAAAGAGGCATACAAATGGTTCAACTCAAATATTGTAGTTTTTTCAAATTATATAGATTTAGAATATTGGGCTAAGGAAACTTACAAAAATACAGGAAAGAAAATACGTCTAGGGTGGGCAGGAGGAAATTCACATAAGGAAGATTTAGAATTTATTGCCCCCGTTCTGAAGAATATCCTCAAAAAATATCCGAATGTTAAATTTGTAGCGACTGGATTTGGTGGAAAGGAGTCTGATGATCCGTGGACGAAATACAATTATGGAAGTTCCCCGTTTAAGGATTTACCACAGGATCAGTATGAATATTCTCTCGGTGCGCCAATGGAAGTTTTTTCTTCGAAGTTGGCCACGATGAGGTACGATATAGGGATAGCTCCTGTTGTCCAGAATAAGTTTTCAGAGTGCAAAACACCATGTAAAGCTCTTGAATATGGAATTAATTGGGTACCTGGGGTTTACTCAGAGTTTTTATACAAAGACGCTGTTATTGACGGGGTTACGGGATACCTTGCAAAAGAAGACCCGAAAGAGTGGGAAGAAAAAATATCGCTTTTAATAGAAAACAAAGAAAGAGAAAAGATGGGATTGTCGGCATTTCAGTATGTCGTTGATAAATTCTCTTTTAATCAGCATGGTCATAAGTGGCATGAATTATACGATAAAGTATTAAAAAATGGAATGGAATAACACAGCTACAGGGCAGGGAATCTTTCAGGAAATAGATTATCTTGCTCATACAAATTCAAGTACATTTTCTATTGCAGACAAAACAAGGTCAGTAAATAACTGGCAGGATTTTTTCGTTGATGAAATTATAGATGCTATGGACGATTGGGACTTTAACGGAGAAATAGCAACTGCAAACTTGTCTGCGAACCAACAGGAGTATGTATTTCCAACAGATATTATAACAATAAAGAGGATTGAGGTTGATTATGACGCGGGTGGTGTGTATACTCCAGTAGATTTTTCCGATGAGAATATATATCCAACAATAACGATAGGGACTTCCGCAGAAATAAATGATAGGTTTTCTCAATCGGATCCTAAAATTTTTCTTTTTGATAATTCTTTTTTCCTTGCCCCTGTCCCAGATACAAACGTAACATCTGGAATAAAGATATGGTACACACAAAACGTCGCGACTTTTACTGCTGTATCAACAGGATGGGGAAACTCTGCTATAGTTGGAAACTCTGGGAACCCAGCAATATCTCGCTCGTTTCACAAAGCAATTGCATGGGGAGGAGTTAAAGATTATGCCTTTAGAAACAAAGATAGAGATATGATTGTAGACGCTGACAAAGAACTATTTGGTACGGTTCTAACAAGAAGAGGTAGGATTGGTGGATTTATAACAAAGATGAAGAAATACTACTCTCAAAGAGCTGGGGATAAGATACAAAATTTACAAACAAGATATTTTAAGAAAAGATACGATTAAAATACACAATCAATGTCCTGGACACCCCGTTCTACAACTTCAACAACTTTTACTAAAAGAACTAAACCGAGTACCTCTTTTACAAAAAGAAGTGATGTGTCTACTTCGTTTACTAATAGAGACATAATAGAAACGAGTTCTGGTGGTGGAACACCAGTGGGGCTTCTTCTTGCAATTACAACAGGAAGTGCTGGGGTTGTTACACAAGGAACATCTTGGAACAACAGAAGTTCAATTAGTACAAGTTATACAATAAGAACATAATATGGCTGACAATATAGCAATAACAGAGGGAAGTGGTACCACAATTGGAACAGATCAAGTTGGAACTGTTCATTATCAACAGGTAAAACTTGTTGATGGAACTTTAAACAGTGCAACCGCTGTTGTTTTACCTACATCTCTTTCTTCTGGGGGCGGGTTAAAGGTTGGGATTACGGACGGGACAGTCGTAGCACAACTATCAGCTGGAGTAGAGTCTATTGGTACTGTAGTTGCTCAGTTGTCAGCTGGGACAAACGCTTTTGGAACAGTAACAGCAAAACTTTCCGCGGGAACAAGTTCTGTCGGAACTGTTGTTGCTCAACTCTCTGCTGGGGCAAGTTCCATAGGGACAGTTGTAGCACAGCTTTCTGCTGGAACGAACAATATTGGTGACGTTGATATTTTATCTCTTCCAAATGAGGGACAACAAACAATGGCAAACTCAATTTCAGTTGTTACTTCTTCAGACCAAACAGATATTCCTGTAAAATTACAACCACAAACAACAGGTGGTCTTACTATATTTAGATCTTTAGACCTTGACGAGACAGAGGAGGAAGTAAAAGCAACCGCAGGGCAGGTTTTTGGGATTTGGTTTACAAACACAGCAACTACAACGAGGTGGTTAAAGTTTTACAATGCTACAGCTGCAAATGTTACTGTTGGGACAACAACACCAGTCATTACACTTGGTCTTCCTGGTAATACATCTGATGATGTCTCTGGAATTGTTTTTGGGGCAAATGGGGTCTCCTTTGGAACAGCTATAACTGTTGCTGTAACTACTGGTGTTGCTGACGCTGACGTTGGTGCTCCAGCCGCAAATGATGTTATCATTAATGTTTTTTATAAATAAATGGCGTTAGCTTTTGATGCTACAAGTAATTCTGGGAGCCAATCTGGGGTCTCATCTTTTTCTTGGAGCCATACGTGTACTGGGACTAATTTAGTTCTTATTGTTGGCGTTGGTATGGAAGATTTGACAGACGCAGATAGGGTTATTTCTTCTATAACATATAATGGTGTTTCGTTGACAAAAATAAGGTCTGACGACGACACAACAAACAATATTACAACTGATTTGTGGTATTTGATAAATCCGACTACTGGGGCCAACACCATACTTGTGACAATGAATGCGGGTACAATAAGCACAACTCTTGGCGGAGCGGTTTCTTTTTCAGGAGCAGACCAGACTTCACCAATTGAGGCAAATACAGGAACTACTGGCACAGCAGACCCAGCTACACTATCAGTAACAACAATAACTGATAATGCGTGGGTGCTGGCTACAATATTCTCTTCTACTTTAAATACAATGACTGTCACAGGTGTACAGACTTCAAGGTGGAATGTTGATACTGGATTATTTCTTGCAGGAGGGGGAACTTTTGGCCCACAATCTCCAGCTGGAAGTGTTTCTATGTCTTGGGATTTTGTCGGTATATTTGCTCAAAGTTGGACAATGTCTGGGTGCTCAATTAAAGAGTCGTCTGGAGCTCCTCCAGCTGGAATTGTGAAGAGATTAATGGTACTTGGTGTTGGAACTTAAATAACAGTAAAATAAAACATGTTAGGAAAACGACAACTTACAATTGATTGGCAAAACTTCATACAGGGAGCTTCAACATCTAACTCTATACAAGACGGTGGGTATTCTCCAGATTCAGATGGAATGAATTATATAATTGAACCTGGTGTTTTACATCCACAATCGTCTCTTCGTCTTGCTTCTGGGACAGCTCTTTCGAACGAAATAATTGCGTCGTCTGAAGACCCAGACGTGAGTGGGTCTCTTCGTTTCTTTGTTGATGATTCGGGTCGTTTTTGGAAGCAAGACACTACACCAACAACAGAAATTACTCTTACAGCAACAGACGCATCTGCTTCTGCTGCAAGTGGAAATTACGCTATGGGAACAACAGATATGGCGATGTTCCAGGGTGGTATTTATGCTTCTACATCAATAAACATAACAAAATTAGATAGCAGTTTAGCGTCTCCAAACCACACATGGGGGAGTGTAGGATTTAGTGCAACCCTTCAAGATAATGTTAGGCATCCACTCCTTGTTTATGAAAACAATTTATGGGTTGGAGATAAGAGCAATTTACATACTTATGACGGAACAACTTATTCAACAAATGTCCTTGCTCTTGGTTCTACAGATCAAATTACTGCTCTTGGAATAGACCCTGGAACAGGAAGAATGTTGGTCGCAACAACAACAAGAACAGACTACTCTGCTCTTGCAAGCGCAAATAATAAAATTCACTTGTACGATGGCTTTTCAGTAAAACCCCTTAGAACTTTTTTGGTTGACTCACGGGTAGACGCATTTTTCAATATAGGTGGTGCTGTCTTTGTTTCGTACGGAGGAAATATAGGATATTTTAATGGAATAGGAATTGTATTTCTTCGTCGTTTCGATGGTTCTATTTTTTATAAACACCACGTTACGAACGTCGAGTCAAGTCTTATAATTAAAGACAAGAATAATATTTGGTCATATGGTGAGATTGTCCCAGGAAACAGGGTATGGAATAAAATTATGACAATCGACGAAGGAATTGAAAGCTCAACAGGAAGTATTACAAATATTGGTTCGTATACACTTGGCATAAGTTACGCAATAACAAACTCTGGTGGTATATATAAAACATTTAACACACGAGATAGTTCAACAGTAGAGTCGTCTTCTGGAAAAGAATGGTTTACAAATAAGGTATACTTTCCAAGACAATCAATAATTCGTGGTGTAACGCTTGAAACTGGTGCTGATATGGCACAGAATACGTCATTTGCTACAATATCTTTATACGATGATAAAGACGACGAAACAGTTTTGGGGACATGTAATAACACAGGTGATGAACAGAATGAAAGAATCTGTAGACTTGGAGACACAGATGTTCTGACATACACGTCACAGTTAAAAATTGCCTTTGCTTCACAAGGTGGAATAGGGGTACGAAGGTTTATGATAGATTATGATTACAAAGAAGAAATATAGATGCCTACTGACCCAAAAGATAGTTTAATCCCAGACGCGGTTTCAATGATTAAACAAGAAATGAAGTCTCAACATAAGGACTATGTTCAAAGAGACTATCAAAACCTTTCTGATGTTTTTGGAATGATAGAAGTTGTTACTATTGTTCCAACACACACTCCATTAAACATGTTTGACCAGTTTAAGATACTCGTTGACGATATAGATAACCCATCAGTTAGAAGGCTGTATGTATATAATTACAAGGCACGAGTTTGGGATTCCATGTCTTCAGTTGAGTCTTCAGACCAATTGAATACACGATCAATACGAATAAATGGAGTTAATCAGTATGCCTCTATTGCAGACGCGTCACAAACAGGACTTGATTTAAGTACAAATTTTACAGTAGAAGCATGGGTGCAATTTTCGACATTACCAAGCACTTTTGGAGACTCTTCCATTGTTGCAAAGTGGAACAACATGGACACAACACAGCAATCGTATTTAATGCAGGTAGACTCTGCGAATCAGTTACAAATTTTATTTGAGGATAGTGGTGGAAATCAGACAGTAGCCTCTTTATCATCTGGAATACCTAGTTTAACTACTAATGTGTGGCATCATTATGCTGTTATAGCAAATATTTCTGTTCCGTCTTTTACTTTTATGATAGATGGAGCTGTGATATATAATGCAGTAACAAACTCAGCCGCGACATCAATAAAAAACTCAACAACTCCAGTAACAGTAGGAGCACGAAACAGTGGAAGTGTTGGTGTAAATTTTTTACATGGGTTTATAGACGCACCACGAATTTGGAATTTGGCACGAAGTACCGCCGAAATAGCAACAAATTATCAAACATATGTATCGTCAACGTCTTCTGGATTGGTTTCTGAGTGGAGATTTGACAGTGATCTTTTGGATTTTACATCAAACAATAACGATTTAACAAATAACGGTAGCTTTACATTTTCTACCGACGTTCCATTCTAATTAAAATAATATGCCAACATACACAGTTAAGCAAGGAGATACACTCGGCGACATAGCGTATAGCGTCGGTAGTACAACTAACGACCTAGTTTCTCTTAATCCACAATATAAGTCAAATCCAAACCTGATTAAACCAGGTGAGATAATTAACTTACCATATAGTCAGGTTCCAGACACAATAAATACTGGGGCTCTTACTTCAGGCGTTCCGTCTTCTGGTAGTACCGCTACTCCGTTAGACATTCAATCACAAATAAACTCAATACAAGGTACGATAAACACAATAGCTCCACAGATTTATGCACTTAATCAGCCAAAAACAGCAATAACACCAAGTGGTGCAATTGTTGACGTAGCAACTGGACAGATAATTAAACCAGCACCAGAAAGTGCCCCACCTTCGACTCCTACACCGAGCGGAACCGCCTCGTCTCAATTAGTGGCTCAACAGACAGAAGATAGAACTGGGCTATTTGATAAGATTATTAACTATTTTACAGGGAACAAGTCCACGGAAACACCACAAGAAATTGTAGAAAGAATATTACCAAAAGAAGACCCACGTATATCACAGATAGATATAGACCTTGCAAACCTTGAAACCGCATACCAAACAGGACTTGACGATCTTGCACAAAAAGGTGAGACTCTTACTTTTGTTCGTGGACAGCAAGAGAAATTTCAACGGCAGTATGAACTTAAAAGACAAAATCTTCTTCTTAAAAGAGATGCTTACACAGGAGCTTACGATAGGGCTCTCCAAAGGGGACGACTTATTTTAGACTTGGAACTTGAACAAAGAAAAGAAGAAAGAGAAGACAAGAAATTTGCTATAGACATTATGTTGGCACAAGCTGACGCAGAAGAAGCTGTATTCTTAACAAGACTCAGAGCTCAATTAGACGCTGAGGCTGAGAATGATAGACTTACGTACCAGAGTAAGATTGATGAACAGAATGAGATACAAGAAATCATTTCAAAGAATCAAGAAGCCTTCGGCTCATTCTTCGGTGGGGGCGGAACTGTTCCAAAAACTACAGACGAAGCTCTCCGTATTGCAAGTAAATATAATGAACCAATACTCAAAGACGAAAGAGCTTTAGAAACTGCAAAATCAAACGCAACAATAGCAAATCTTAATAAGAGTGGTGGAGTAAGTATTAGTGGATTCGAGTATGATAAATCTGATATAGATAAGGTTGCAATAACACTAAATATTCCACAAGGTAATGTTCCTGGAATTGGTGCCCCTGGTATAAACTATGTTCTTTCTGGGTTCTATAATAATTCTATAAAGGAAATAGAAAATTCAAAAGAGTCTGGATATGATAAAGCAGACATACTTTCTGATATAAATACAGATAACACAATTCCCGATACAATTAAGACACAGCTTATCAAATACGTTAATAACTCGATGCCAGATATACCAGAAGAAGAAGTTCCTGTTGCGGATATACCAGAAGAACAGAAGAAGGGTTTTTGGGAAAAAATATTAGGTAGCTTTTATGAGCCAGGACAATAATGGGACGATTTGGAATCCCAGAACAAAAGAGAAGTAAATACGGTGTTCCTGAGTGGCCGTCATTCTTTGATGTTCTCGGTGATACGTACGAAGACACTGTTAAAAAAATGAGTGATTTTTCAACTGGTTTTGTCCAGTCTTTTGCTCGTAGTTTTGGTATTGGTGCTCAAGTTCTCCACGATAGAAGTCTTGGTGCAGAATTTAAACCACAAGGAAAATTTCAAAAAGAACTGTTCGGAACAGACAAACCATTTGGAATAAAATCCACAGGGAAAGATACCAGGATTGCATTTGGTGGGGATGAAAAAAAAGATAGAAAATTCTTTGACCCAGCTTTGGGGTTACTCCTTGTTGCTTCTGATATTGTTCCTCTAGGTGGGCCAAAGAAGGTGTTTCTTGGAAAAGCACTACAAGTAACAGATGTAAAAACAGGAAAAGTAATTTTAAAGTCTATTCTCGAGTCTGATTTTGAAAAACTTAAAACTATTATCGATAAAGGGGAAGATGTTATTGATGGTCTTAACTATAAAATAGTTGACGCAACGAAAGATAACCTGAAAGCAACAGGGCAGACACTACAAGGTATCGCAAAAATGGGAGATGTTCCTGTTAAAGCTGGTAACATACGTCTTGATAAGTTTGTCCTACCTGTTGAGTCTATTCATGATATGGCTAGAATAGTTAAAGAAAACGATGATTTTATAAAACAAAGGCGTGGAGTACAGTCATTTGAAGATACTATAGCTTTGTCTGACGACATACCCTTTGCTCCAAAATTAAAACCTGGTTCTATATTAAACGCTGAAGAACAAATATCTCTTGGGAGACAAGTTGCAACATCAAAAGACAGACTTGATGAATTAAGTAAATTAATAAAATCTGGACAAAATACAGATTTAGATTTACTCCTTTTCGAAAGACTTAGACAGGAACAAGCCGCCCTTTTGGGTATGTATTATGGTGTTCTTACTGAAACAGCCAGAGCATTAAATGCTTCTAAGATTTTAAAAAGGGCAGATAAGTTTAACGACCCAGCTCTTATAAAAAAAGCTCTTGATTTATCTGGCGGTAGAGAAAAAGTAGAAAAGATAGCGTTACTTTTATCTTCTTTTGATTCTGCTGATGTTCTTGGTAAGTATAAGTTTTTGAAATCACTAAATAAACCAAAAGCTACGGATTGGGCTTCGTGGTATTGGTATACAAACTTACTCTCTGGGCCGAAGACTCAACTCAGAAACATTGGTGGCTCATTGTCAAATATAACTTTTGGAGTTGCGGCTCGACCGTTTGCGGCAGGATCAGATGCTTTCAGGTCTTTCCTTTCTGGTTCAGACAGAACTGTTTTTCTTGGTGAGTCTCCAAACCAAATCTACGGATTATTTGCTGGTATTAGGCCTGGATTTACGAAAGCAAAATACCTTCTAAAGAACGGCTTTACGATGGATGATGTTGCTTCTTTAGATTTTAGACCCCCAGAGGTTGCTGGTGGAATATGGACGAACCTTGTCGGGAGAAGTCTTGAAGCTACTGACACATTCTTTAGGTCTATATCAACTTCCGCAGAATTACATTCAAGGGGGTATACAGCTGGAAGACTTGCTCAAAAACAAGGAGATGAGTTGCATGACTTTATCCGTCGGTATATTTCAGACCCACCAGTTAAAGATATGGAAGAAATCGCCAACATGGGAAAGCGTGATGTTTTTAGAAATACACCAGGGCCAATTGTTTCTGCTTTAGTTAAAGCTAAAAGTGATATTGAGTTTTTTCACAATGGTAAAACGTACAAAGTATTCAACCCTATAAAACTTGTTACTCCTTTTATAACAACACCAGCGAATATAATGAAGTCATCTTTAGAGGCTTCCCCAGTTGGGTTTGTAACAGCTGTTACAAAAAAGACATCACGAGAAACATCTTTAACATTAGGGAAAGCAGCATTAGGAACTACGTTGTTAACCCCTCTTTCTCTTCTTGCTGCTGAGGGTAGGATATCTGGTTCTGGGCCACGAGATAGGGAAGTAAGAGACCTTTTATATTCAACAGGATGGAGGCCAAATTCAATTAAGATAGGAGATAAGTGGTATGGGTATAATAACTTCCAGCCACTTGCATTACCTTTATCTGTAATCGCAAATACATTCGAAGCGTATATGTACGACGGAGACGAAGAAGGTGTCTCAATACCAGAAATACTTACAAAAACTATAGACAGCGTTCTCCAACAAAGTTATCTTTCTGGTCTTTCATCAATCTTGGAAGCAATAAACAATCCTGAAAGTTATGGTGAAGCATGGGCTGAAAGATTTCTAACAACACTTAGACCACTCTCTTCTCTTCAAAGTCAATTAGCTAGAGCGGTAGATGAAACAGTAAGAGCTCCAGATACAGTAAAAGAGGCTTTTAAATCTCAAACACCAGGACTATCTGACGATATTCGCCCACGGAGAACAGCATTAGGAGAGGAATCTTCTCGAGACACAGGATTACCAGAAGCTATTGAATTTTTGTCAAACTTTTTATCTCCTGTAGACATTTCAAAATCAAAGGACTCTGAGTTGTCTAACGAGTTATTACGGCTTCGTGATGTTGTACAGGTTGGATTCCCAAGTAAAACAATAACGATTGGTAAAAATAAAGTTAGATTAGACCCAGACGAGTATGATTTTCTATTAAAAATAGCTGGGGAAAGTACAAAAAAAATACTTGATAGGGCCGTAGAGAGTCCTCGGTGGGATAAAAAACCAGATAGTGTTAAGGCTGAATTCATAAAGAGAATTGTCGAGGAACAAAGAGCTGTTGCAAAAAAGAAACTATTACGAGAATTTCCACATTTAAGAAATGCCAGATAAATGGGTAAGAATTAAATCAGGCGATGAACGAGACTCTGCGTCATTTGACCAGACACTTCGTCTAAAGAAAGTAGCTCCATATGGATGGAGTGGTTCCTCTGCTTTTCAGTTAAGAGTTAATTCCTCTGGAGAACTTATAATAAGTTCTGGTGCTGGAATACCAACGTGGGATTACGCTTCTCTAACCGAAGCCGCAACTACAGATACATGGGTATTTAAAACAGGCGGTTCTGGTGGCACAACAGTAAAGACTATTGTAATTACATATACAAGTTCTTCTAAAGCGACGATAAGTAACATAACTTCAACATGAGTACAAAGCTAATATTTAATCCCATTTCTGGTTTGTTTGACTCTGTTCAAAATCTTCAGAAGGTTACAGAAAATATTCTTCCTGGAACAGACAACACACACACACTCGGCTCTGCATCTTTACGGTGGAGTTCTTTGTCTGTCGGTAATATGACATTAAGCGGCGATTCAATCTCTGATACAGGTGGACTTTCTATTTATGGAAATGTTGGGGTTACTATAGATAGTGCTTCGTTTATTGACCTCCTTCCTTCTATTACTGATATGAACGGAACAACTCTAATATATTTTCTTCCGACAATGACTGTTTCAGGTACGAATAGATTTATTAGTGTATCTCCAACAGTAACATTTGATGGATTTATTACCACAGTAACAGTTCTTGATAGTGCTGGAACTTATGAAAATATAGCTGCTGTTGGGGCGACATGGACAATGTTCTCTGGAAATCCTAGAGTCTTCTCTCAAACTTCTGCTATACCACCAGCTTCGGGCCCGACTATCTTCTCTGCTATTGGGGAATTTGCTTCTGCTGGAACTGTAAATGTGGGGGCAATCGGAACACTTACTGGATATTCGTATACTTCTAGGGTAGACGCTGAAGACACTTCGACAATGGGGGTTACAAATATGAATGCCTTTACAGCAGCTCCGACATTCGCTAAATCTGCTGGGGCGACATTAACAGTAACAACCGCACGGGGATTATTACTATCAAACCCAGGACTTTCAGGAACTCCGACAATAACGAATTATGTTGGGGTTGATATTGTAGACCTAACACGAGGAACAAACATCTTTGGTATTAGGTCTGTGATGAATTCTGCTGCTAGTAAGTATTTTCTTAGAGCAACAGGAACAGCACAAAGCACACATAGGGGAAATTTCATACTCGATGGAGATAATATCTACATGGGATTGGGCGGTGCTTCAACTTCTGGTGGTACACCTGATGTTACAATGCAGTATGATGGAACAAACTTTCTCGTAAATCCGCAAGCTACAGGAACAGGAAATTTTAGACTTACGGCTGGTGCTTTTGACTTTGGTACAACAGGCGGAAGAATTTCTGCCGCAACAGGCGTATTTACTCTCGCCTCGTTTGGGAATACGAATAATGAAGACCTCACTATTAATCTTGAGGGAACAGCGAATAGAGTTGATTTTGGAACAACAAGCGGTGTTACTGAACTTTTCATAAACCTTGCAAAATTAAGGACAAACTCTGAACTTGAAATTGATGGTGCGTTAAACCACGATGGTACAACTGTGGGGTTCTATGGAAAGACACCTGTTACTATTGGAGCGGCTCTTACCACACAACTAACAAGTATTACACACACAGCCGCAGGAACACCTGATTTTGCTATACAAGACCTCACGAATGTTGCCCCATTTGGGTTTGCAACAAAAGATGAAGGAAATACTGTTTTAGCTGTCATACTAAATTTACAAAGTAGAGTGGCAGAATTAGAAGCTCGATTGGGGTCTGCAACTGGTGTAGGATTATTCACTTAATGCTAGAATAATGCTAGAACAGTGATAAGGTTTAAATAAATTAAAACGAATCTATTATTAAAAGTTTTAAATTAAAAAAATGCAAGTACAAACAAAACAAAAAGTTACGTACGAGAAAATAGATGGTCTTTGGTTTCAAATTACTACAGCGTATGCAAAGAACATAAAGACCGAAGAAATGGTTCCCGTCGCCAGACAAAGGCAAGAGTTACCAGAAGTTACAAAAGAACAAATACTCCAGGGGCTTACCCAGCAAAAAGCACTCATTGATGTTAAGGCACTTGAACAAAAAAATGAAGTGGACGATACCATAAAAGACATACAAGGAAAATAATATGGAAGCAGATTTATTAAAAACATTAGCTGATCTTGGTGGTGCTGGTGTAAGTATTATTATGGCAGTAATATTTATTAAGTACATTCAAGGAAGAGACAAGGCTTCTGAATTAAAAGATAAAGAGTGGCAAATGATTATGGGAAACCATATGAGTGAAGAAATAAAGGCTTTTACAGCCCTTACAGAAAAGATTAATGATTTAAGAGAAGACATTAAAAAATGAGCGATCAACTTTTATATTGGCCACTTCATCCAGTACCGAAGTTCTACGGACAGAAATTCGGAGATAATATGGCATGTGTTTCGTTAGACGGAACAAATAAAGTTATTTCGTGTAACGGAAATAACCCCCCAGACGGGTATAGATCTTTGTATGGCCCGAAAGGACACCTAGGGATAGACTTACCTATTCCACATGGAACACCTTTTTATATAGCACAAGACGGTGTTGTTGATTTTATTGACACCAATTCAAAGTCTGGGCTTGATATACGGGTAATCTCAGAAGTCAAAGGAAGGAAACTTAAACATATTTATGAGCATCTGTTAGGGTATCAGCATAAGGTTGGGGATACTGTATTTTGTGGACAAGTGGGCGGATGGTGCGACAACACAGGATATTCGTCTGGAAATCATCTTCACTTCCAAGTTGAAGAATTTATAAATGGAACGTGGGTTCCCATTGACCCAGTATCGGTTCTTTCTAATATTTCAGCCAAAGATGCCCTTTATTTTAATGATAAGATAAAATATTTAAAAGAACAAATTGCAATACTAGCAGAACAAATAGCAGAATATTTAAGAAAAAACAGTGGGCGTACCACTCCCACTTGATTATTAGTTTATTAGTTAATTATAAAAATATGAAAAAAGAAACAGTAAAACAATTACTTCACAGAAGTAAATCTTTCGGGTGGAGAGCTTTAGGTATGTTTGTGTCCTTTGGGCTAATTGGACTTCAGAATAACCTAGAACTCCTCGATCTTACAGGAACATTCTCTGTCGTAGGGAATGATGTAAATATTGAAAAGTTTGTTGGGTTGGTTCTCGGACTTCTCATTGGAGAGGTGACCAAGTACTTAAACCAGTAGAAAACTTATCAAGAAACTTGACAAACTAATTGAGTTTGTTATACTATAACCATGAAAGCAATAGTAGTGGCTGTTCTGGCTCTTCTTTTGTTCTTGCCAGTACAAACACTAGAACTTGCGGAAGTACAACCCATTCGTCAAGAGACGATCGACCCGTGGGTTGGGTATGAAGAACTAAAGACTATATGTACATGTGAAAGTGGTCTTATACATGAGGTCAATGGTAAAGTGGTTCGCGGTCAGATTAATAGTGAAGATATTGGAATTTGTCAAATAAATAGATTTTACCACGGAAAACGTGCGACATCCCTTGGACTTGACCTGATGATTAAAGAAGATAATATAGCTTTTGCTAAATTACTCTTTAATGAACAGGGCTCTCGTCCGTGGAATTGGTCACGTTCGTGTTGGGAAAAATCAGTCAATTAGTTTTGACAGGGGATGAGATGGTCAGGCTTTGATTATATCTTAGCTAACGAGGGTTCGATTCCCTCCATCTCCATTAGAAGTTCTTTGAAGGAGAAAATATGTTTCAAGACAAGCAAAGAAGGTTTTGGGACTTTTTGTTCCGTTTTCTTCTTGTTGGTTTTCTTATTTTTGTGTGGATTTTCATTATTTTTGGTTGTGCTTCTTCTCCTGACCGTACACTTCTTGTTGTACATGAAGGAGAATTGGTTGGGATTGATAGGATACGGGATGTATTTTGTATTCGTGTTCGCACGAATGACGATACTCAGGTTCTTTCATGTCGTAGACCGCCTACTTCCACGAATAAAGATGTGGCAAAAGAAGCATTCGGGTGGATTGAACATTACGCCAAAAATGAAACACCTCATATCAGAATTGGTGGAGTGGTTGCGACACATGACAACGAAGAAATAATCTCTGGGATAGACATTATTCCCCTACTTCTCTCAATTCACGACCGTGAAAGGGATGTGTGGATTTCTATTGACCTCTCGTTTGGTGAATCACGCTTCAAAGAAGCGATGAAAATGATGCCTCAACTGCTCTTTGAGCTTTCAAAGAAAGGAGTTAAGGCGGCACTATGAAACTACCCATGAAACAAAAGAAAAAGATTCAGAAGAATCTTGAAATCTTGTGGGATTGGCTCATCAAAATGGAGGCACTCGTTGGAAAATGACGGAAAATCTACTTTCGATGGTCTACTATTCCGACCCTATCACTCACAAATCATTTTGTGTTTGTGGGTGGGCGTATCCTCGTGGCGACTATTATCTAGTCTTCCCGACCCTATGTGCGGAAGAAGACTATATAGACAACGGTATAGTAATACCTCTTTCATGTATAACCCAAATAACAAAACTAACCCGAGGCGAACACCTTGTATTCCAACAGACCGAGCTCACCATTATCAAAGGAGGAAAAGATGACAATATTTAGCAAAAATGGATTCCTCGAGTATCGATTTGCCCCAGGTGGAACTGTCGAAATTGTCGACATTCAAGTTGCTCGTAAGGGCCGTGGGATTGGGAAGAAGCTCGTGAAACTACTCGAGAAGAAGGCCCGAGGAATGACAATCTACTGTTTTTGTCGCGAAGAGAACCTTCGTGGACAGAAATTTTACGAGAGTCTTGGATTTCGGAGGACAGCACTCTTGGAGTCTTTTTACACAATGAACGAGAGTCTTGAATTTGGTCGTCGGAGTGGGAACGCATTCCTTTTTGTGAAGAGGTTCCAATGAACAACGGGACACAACATTTCGAAGATAAAGTAATTTCTCCTAATAAAATCATCATCCATAAAGGATGTGGTGGCTCGTTCAAGATCAGTGAAGATCTTCATGTTTACTCATGCCAACGATGTGGAATGAAAATTGCCGAGTGGCACATGAAGAGAATAGTCCGAAAACTTGAACAAAAGCCTGATTAAAAGGGCACCTCCGTATGGGGGTGCCTTTAACTTCTCTACCTTCGTACAGTCTTAATACGGTTTCTTATAAGATTATCGAATCAACATAATAAAAGAATGGACACATATCAAAACTTCATATTTTATAGAACATACAGTCGGTGGAACGACGAGCTAGGACGCCGTGAAACATGGGACGAAACAGTTGATAGATACTTGGCATACATGAAGAAAAAAGCAGGTACCTCTCTTAAACAAAGTGAGTACAAAGAAGTTGACGAGTATATTCGTTCAATGAAAGTAATGCCATCGATGAGACTCTTATGGGCCTCTGGTACCACAGTTGAAAAGAGTAATGCTTCTGCATATAATTGTTCTTTTGTTGCACCATCAAGGCTCCAAGATTTTGGAGAGATACTTTATCTTCTAACAAACGGATGTGGTGTTGGGTTTTCTGTTGAGAGAGATGTTGTTGAACTTCTCCCAGAAATTAAAGAAAACGACTCTAAAGAAGCTCTTACATTCGTTGTTCCAGATACTAGAGAGGGGTGGGCTGACGCACTTGTGTTTGGTATGTATTCGTGGTTTAACGGAGACGATGTTAAGTTTGATTTCTCTCAAGTGAGGCCTTCTGGGTCAAGATTAAAAACAATGGGTGGACGAGCAAGTGGCCCAGAACCACTTAAAGGACTTCTTCAATTTACAAAAGAGAAAATAGAAAGCCGAAGAGGAAGTAAATTACGCCCGATAGATGTTCACGACATAATTTGTAAAATAGGGGATATTGTTGTAGCTGGGGGCGTTCGGAGATCTTCTGAGATTTCGTTGTCAGATCTTGACGATTTAGAAATGAGGGATGCAAAAAAGGGTGCGTTCTACCAAAACGAACCACAAAGAACTATGGCGAATAACTCTGCCATATACAAAGAAAAACCATCTCCTGTTGTTTTCTTAAAAGAATGGCTTGCCCTTATGGAGTCTGGAAGTGGAGAACGAGGAATATTTAACCGTGGTGGACTTGAAGAACAGATGCCCTATAGAAGAATTTCTTTAGGATACGATGGTGTTTGGGGGACGAACCCTTGTGCTGAAATAACTCTTCGGTCAAAACAATTTTGCAACCTTTCAGAAGTCGTCGCCCGCCATGGAGACACAAAGAAAGATCTTCTTGAGAAGATTCGAATTGCCTCAATCATAGGAACATTCCAGAGCAGTCTGACTGACTTTAAATATATATCTAAGGAGTGGAAAGAAAATTGTGAAATGGAACGCCTTCTTGGTGTTTCTATTACAGGTCAATTTGACACAAAACTTACTCCATCTACACTCCGTCAATTAAGAGAAAAAGCGGTTGAAACAAATAGAACTTATGCAAAACGATTTGGTATCAATCCTTCAACAAGTGTTACGTGTGTTAAACCATCAGGGACAGTCTCTCAGTTGGTCAATGCGTCTTCGGGTATGCATCCTCGGTATTCAAAATATTACATCAGACGTGTTCGAATTTCTTCGACAGACCCATTATTTAAACTCCTTCGAGATGAAGGTGTTCCTTTTTATCCAGAAGTTGGTCAAACGGTAGAATCTGCAACGACATTTGTTCTCGAGTTCCCTATAAAATCTCCAGACGACGCAATAACAAACGATGATGTTACTGCAATTGAACAATTGGAATATTGGAAAATGGTTAAAGAAAATTACACGGAACATAATCCATCAAACACGATATACGTTAAAGACGATGAATGGATTGAAGTTGGTAATTGGATTTACAAGAACTGGGATATTGTCGGAGGACTATCATTTCTTCCGAAAGATAATCATGTGTATCAATTAGCTCCATATGAAAAGATTAATAAAGCACAGTACGATAAACTTGTCAACTCTTTTCCACAGATAGACTTTTCAAAACTCACACAATACGAGAACGACGACAACACTTCTGGAGCAAAAGAAATTGCTTGTGTTTCTGGTGTTTGTTCAATAGATGACATACACGTAACGTAAAATCCCTCCTTAACGATTTTAAGCCATTTTTTTGCCTATTTTCGTGGCTCAACAGAGCCACCTTGGGTTTCTTAAAATGTTGGAGTGGTAGGGTAGTACTTCTGAGGGTATGACTCTTCGTATAAACGATTTTACGACTTCATTTAAAATAACAAAAATTAACCAAAAACTAATCAAAACTTGACACGATGTAAATAAATAGTATCATTAGGGTATGAATAAAATACCCGAAAAAGGCTTCTACAAAGATGAAGCCAATCATAAATATTATCTTGATGGAAATCAACTCGTTGGGGTAACAACAGTAACAGGCCAGCTCGAAAAGGGCGGCCTTATTTATTGGTACTTAAATTCTGCTAAAGCAGAAGTTAAGGAATTGATTAGGAGTGGTAATAAGATAAGCCTCTCTGAAATAGATAATGCCTTCAAGACTGGTGAGAGGTTAAATGAAGAGGCTAAGTTACGCGGTACTACATTTCATAAAATGGTTGAGGAGTATATCAAAGAGGATAAAGACGAAAAAGTAAATGACGAACTTGATAAAATGTTCACCACGTTTAAAGAATTTGTCAATGGTGAAAAAATAAAATTCCTCGAAAGCGAGAAAGTTGTTTACTCATCAAAATATAAATTTGCTGGAACACTAGACTTTGTGTTAAAGTATAATGATAAGTTTTATTTAGCAGACCTGAAAACATCTACTAGGATTTACCAAACACACTGGATTCAAATGAGTGGATATAAGATAGCGTTAGACGAAATGGATTTTATGACGATCGGTAAACGATATGAAATAGAAGGCCTTATGGTTATAAACATAGATAAAAACGGTGCACTAACGGTCGATACCTGCGAAGAGTTTGACAGGTATAGGCGTGCCTTTTTAGGATTATTAGCGGTTTATAGGACATTGAAAAATTAGAAGAATATAAATAAAACAATGAAATTAACAATAAACGTATTTCCAAATAAAGATAAAAAAGGTAAACAGCCTGACTACTCAATCTCCGCAAAAATAGGAGAAAAGTGGACACGAGTTGGTGGACTATGGAAGAAAACAGGCAAGAATGGCACATTCCTTTCAGGCGAGATAGACACTGATCGACAAGTAAATCCATCAACACCAAAAGAGTCAGACTTTGTAGACTTCGGAGAATAAAATGGAACTTGGCTTCTGGGCAACCCCAAAAGAAGTCTCCAAAGATAAACGCCTTAGTTTTGGAGCTAGGGCTGTTTTTGGTGTTCTTTGGACAAGAAAGAATGGTGATAATGAGGCGTGGCCTGGTCAAAAATATATATCTGAAAGTGTTTGTGTCTCAAACAGAACAACAATAAAATACTTGCAAGAACTTGAAAAGTGTGGTCTAATTGAAATACAAAGACGTGGTTTACGGAAGACAAATAAGTATATTCTTAAACCATTAAGTACTGCATATTTTAGCCTTGAAGTGAACACACCTTCACCACAAGAGGTGAACACGGTTTCACTTCCTTCTATTGAAGAAAGAAGAAGTAAGATATCAAATACGGTGGATAAACCACCGAAGTATAATTTTACTTCTATGGAACAACTAACAGATTCTAGTAAACCACATTTACGCCTTATAGGTTTTTACTTTAAAGAGGTACAATTTAAGCCAGATGATATAAAACACTTCAACAGAGCTATCTTGAGAAATATGAAGCCCTCAAGTGAGATTATAAAAAATTATCCCCCAGAAAGGGCAAAGAAGGTCATCATTAACATGATACTCTCGTGGATCGACGGAGGATCACAACAAAAATTCTACCCAACATTATCAACAGCTTTAAAAATATTAGACAAATGAAAGACACATTCTTAGTAAAACTTGAGTCAGAAATTAGTCTTGTTAAAGACACAATAAAACGAAAAGAGCAGTTGTTTAGGCTTGAAGAGATAGCCAGAGTTTACAATGGTGAAGACAAGGTGGTTTCCTCACATGAAATAGCTGAAGATATGAAAAAACGTGGAGAAGAGAAAAAATACCTCTCTGGTTGGGGAAATTTGGACGCTATCTTGGGTGGATTTAGAAGACAACATGTTGTTGTAATAACAGCACAAACAAAATCTGGTAAAACATCTTTCTGTATAGATTTAACTAGTAGACTAAAAGAATATAACCCTCTTTGGTTTCCATTTGAAGAGAGTGCAGAAGAACTTATAACAAAATTTGTTGAGAGAAAAGAAGATATCCCACTGTTTTATACACCACAGATGTTAAAAGGAGATACAATAGAGTGGATAGAAAAGAAAATAATTGAAGCAAAGGCAAAGTATGGATCTGAGATAGTCTTTATAGACCATCTTGACTTTATTGTTCCGTTTGTTGGTGATAGGCACGACTTAAAAGTTGGGGAAACAATGAGGAAACTAAAAGGACTTGCAAAGAAGTTGGACGTTCTGATATTCCTAATAACACATCTTAAAAAGGCTCAAGTAGATAAACATCCGACACTTGAAGACATTCGTGGTTCTGCAAGTATTGGACAGGAAGCAGACACCGTAATAATGATGTGGAGGCAAACAGAAAGAAAACGTGGAGAGGTTATAATTACAGACAATGTTAACATTTCTGTACAAGCAAATAGAAGAACAGGAAGAACAGGAAACGTAAAAATGTGTTATCAAAACGGTCGGTTTGTAGAATTTGAGTGGGCAATGGACACAAATGAAGAATTTAAAAAATGGTGAAAGAGAAAAAGATAGACTCTGGTTGCTCTACTCGATAAAACAGTTTTACGAGTTATACATTGAGTATAAAAGACCAGAATATCTTGACATAGTTAAAATATTAGGTAGAATATCAAAAGACTTACGATGAATATAAAAGTCGAACTATCAAAAATATTAAATAAATATTATATATCTAACGCAGATATATTATTAGAAGAATTAATGATGTTTTTTAAAAAATGCTTAAAGCTCAAGCGATCCTCACAGGATTCTCAACAAAACTAGACGGAAGTGCCTCAGTAAGGTTTTCAACACAAGAACTACTCGACGAAGACTTCCTTGTTCTAAAACAACACCAAGGTAAATTTGGGTGGCTTTTATTCAAGGAGGGGGAAGAAGCTCCAGAAGAGATACCAGATTGGAAATTTGACTCTCGAAAGAAGTCCCCATCTAAAAGATTACGAAATGTTCTCTTTGTTTTGTGGAAACAACAGAAACTTGACAAAGACTTTGAAACGTACTATAATGGAATTATGGAAAAATTAATAGACCATTATAAAGAAAAATTAAATGATAATGAATAAAGATATTCTCGTTCGTTGTGTTAGTTGTTCGAGTGATTTTTTAACAGACAATAAATGGCTAGAAAAAGAGGGTAAATATTGTAAACAATGTGCTGGAATTATAATGAGAAATCTTGACGAGAATGGGTGGAAAACAGACACAGAGGTACGGAAAATGCTATTAATATGTAATCAAGTAAGAAGAAAAGAGTTAAATGACATTGAAGAAAACACAAACTTGGAAATGGTGTAGTAAATGGACGAGGGCAAGAAACTCCACCCACGCAGGATTTGTTTGTTGTTTTACTTGTAGAACAAAGAAACACTGGAAAGAAATGGACGCTGGACATTATATACACCAGAAGTCTAAAACATTCTTTAACGAAGATAATTTAAGACCACAGTGTACTCGGTGTAACTATTTTGGAAAAGGTATGCAATCAATTTACGCAGAAAGATTAATAAAACAAATAGGATTAAAAAGGGTCGAGTCTTTAAGAAAAGAGAGTGTAAAGATAAAAAAGTGGACAAAGGAAGAGTTGAAATTATTATCTAATGAGTTTAAACTTAAATACGAGGGATTGTTTTCGTAGAATATTCTCTCTCCTGCAGAGTTGGGAGATTTGATGATAGTCCCTCATTGAGGTGAGGGAATAATTTATGAAAACAATGAAAATAAAAAAACCAAACATAGAATGGCTCGAATCCCACAGGTGTGAACACAGACACACATATTTAGAACATTATAATTGTTTTCTTAAAAAAGGAGGAAAAGAAAGAATTGGATTTTTAGATATAGAAGCTACAAACCTTGATGCTAACTGGGGGATAATGCTTTCTTACTGTATTAAAGACTCTGAAAGTAAAAAGATTTACGAAGACGTTATAACAAAGAAAGATATTAACTCAAAAAACGAAGATAAAAGAATCGTTGAAAACTGTATTGAAGATATGATGAGGTTTGATAGGATTGTAACGTGGTATGGGGCTAGGTTTGATATTCCATACATTCGAACAAGGGCTTTAATATTGGATATCATATTTCCACAATTCGGATCTCAGTTTCACAAGGACGCATGGTTCATCTCAAGGGCAAAGTTAAAGCTAAACTCAAATAGACTGGAAACTGTAGCAAGGTCTATTCTTGGTAAAACACAGAAAACACACCTTGACCCTAAATACTGGAGATGGGCAATTAGAGGAGATAAGAAAAGTCTTGATTATATCCTCGACCACAATAGAAAAGACGTGTTAGACCTTGAAAAGATATGGAATAAGATATACGGCTTCCAAAAAATCAACAACACTAGTATATAACATGAAAAGGATACGAACTGGTATAAAAGACAAAAACGGACTTGACATATTCCTTGGTGATATGGTAGAGTATAAGTATGGAACTATATATAGGCGTGGAGTAGTAAAATTTGGACACCACAGTACCGACGAAGGTAACTATTATTCTGGGAAGGCGTACGGGTTCTATATATACAAAGAATCAGAGAATAAAGTAGAAAATCCATTTGATGAGGTTGTATCGTTAAATTATACAGACAATTTAAAAAAACAATTTGAAGCATGAAAATCTTGAATTTGTATTGTGGAATTGGAGGGAATAGACTTCTTTGGGGAGACGAGCATGAAATTACTGCCATTGAAATAGACCCTAAAATAGCTGAAATATACCAAGAGCATTTTCCTAAAGATAAAGTTATTGTTACAGATGCCCACCAATATCTTTTAGACCACTTCCAAGAGTATGATTTTATATGGAGTAGTCCACCTTGTCCTAGTCATTCAAGAATACGAAAAGTTTTTGAAAAACAAAATAAGCCAATATATCCTGATATGAAACTTTACGAGGAGATTTTACTTTTACAAAATTATTTTAAAGGAAAGTGGTGTGTAGAGAATGTTATAGCTTTCTACCCCCCCTTATGCCACCAATAGAATTTAATAAGCATTGGTTTTGGACAAATTTTGCATTAAGTAAAATAAAAGAGATTGATAGAGGAATGGGAAAAAATGAAAACATAAAAGATTTATATAAAAGAAAGGGTTTTAATCTATCAAAGTATAAAGGAATAGATAAAAGAAAAACATTAAGAAATTGTGTTGAACCAACAACCGCCAAACACATATTTGATTGCGCCTTTAAGAATATGTCCCTCTTCTAGTTTATCGAGATATGACCCTTAACAACATAATTGCACACAAAAAACACCTATGGTAGATTACATACCCACACTTTCATATTTTAAGGAGCTTTGGTCGCTTTTTATAAGTTATACTAAACATAGGTATTTTATGATTGAAGGAATCAATATCGAATTTCTTATATATTTTATAACAACGATGATTAGCTTGATTGTCGTTGCCGCAAAAGGTGGTAATAAACTTGGCACGATAGAGACTTCTGTTAAGTGGCTTACAGATAATTTCAAAGATTTAAAAACTGAAGTAGAAAACATAAAACAAGGAGCTTACGCCAGTAACTCCCCAATTTCTCTTACTCCGAAAGGAACTACTCATTTAAAAGGAAGCGGACTTGAAACCTATATAGACGAAAGAAAAGACAAGTTAATTGGTGGCTGTAAAGCCACTGAAGAATCTACTGCCTACGAGATACAATCAAAAGTTTTTGATATGTTTGAAAAGATTGTATTTGATGGAGATTTTGAACAAAAATTCAAGAATTATGCGTTTGAACAAGGAATCAGTATGGACATATTAAGACGAATTGGGGCAATCTATTTTAGGAATATATGCTTAGAACATTATAAATTATTAAGTAAATAAAACGATATGAAAAAACTAATTGGTATAATAGCTCTTATAAGTTTTGTGGGGGTGTTATTTTCTTTTCCTTTTATAGAAGAAACTCCAGCTATTTGGACTAATGATTTTGCTGAATTTATAGGCCCTATTTTTTTCTTTATTTATTTTTTAGTTTCCTTTTGGTCATTATTAGAATTTACTTTTAAAGATAATTAAAAGGAGTTGTGATAGCAGATGAAACTTATAGAAATCTTAAAACAATTAGTAGAATTATTAACTAAAACAAATTAAATATATGTTAGTAGGACAAATGGAAATGACTAGCTTTGATGAGCCAAAAAGAGAAACAGAATTACAAAGAGAGTTAAATTTTCTAACTTTTTCTACAAAAATGTTAGAAGATGCAGTAAATAGATTAGAAAAAAGACTTGAACCAATTACAAGGAATGAATCTGTGGTGGATAAAGAAACTTTTGAAACAAAAGCAAGATATACCGACATTACAAGAATAATAGGAATCGCTACTGATGGAATAAACTTCAACATATCAAGAATCAGTAAATTACTAGATAGGATTGAGTTATAGAAATGTCTCCATTAGACATACACAGGGAAAGTTTAGAAGAATAAGAAGATTGTATGAATGAAGAAATAAAACCAGCATATCAATTTCTACTTAATCTTGGGTTAGATCTAAAAAAGATTGTAGACGATAAAAGAGCCTTATACAATACAAATGCAATTTTTAGCGATGTTTTCTATATACATGAATTTGGAACGCTTATGTATAAATTTTTAAATAGCGATTTAACCAAAGAACAGTTAAAAGAGAAAATAAGTGGAAAACTCACTTATGGATTTAACCTTATAAACAACGAGATCAAGAAAGACAAAGAAGTCCAAATAGATGAAAACTAAATTCTCTGGTATAAAAAAGAAATACTCTACGGGTGGAACACGCGACAATAACGAAGGGAAGGGGGCGCACGAATTGATATCTCCTTTTATGATTAAAAGACTCGCTTGTGTATACGAAAGAGGCGCGAAGAATCACGGAGCACGTAATTGGGAGAAGGGTGTCCCGTTTTCATGGTGTACACAATCTGCGTTACGGCATATTTTTCAATATCTTGAAGGGAGAACAGATGAAGACCACTTAGGACAGGCAATATGGAATTTATCAGCAATAATACACTTTGAAGAACTTAATAGGAAAGATTTAGATGATTTACCAAAATGGACGAAACAAAAATAAAATCAGAAGAGCTTAAATACAAATGCGATAATTGCGACTGTCGAACAAATGTTATCTACAAGAATTTAGATTATAAGATGTGGTTATGTGAAAAATGTCATGAAGACGCAGGTGGTTTTGAAAACCAAAACAGGTGATGAAAAAACATGTATCGACTGTGGGGTAAAAATTGATACTGGTGTTTTATGTAGAGTTTGTCGTGCTGTCCGAGAGAGGAAGATGCAAGAAAAAGATTCTCAAAAAAATATAGAAAAATAATTGTTTCAAAATTGAAATTTTGGACACCCCAACAATTAAACCAACCAACCCATTGACATATTTACCAACAAATTTGACAAAATGTCAAGAATGTTATACAATAAAAAAATCCTAGTATAAAACAGGATTTGACAGGTTGTAAAGTTTTATGGGATAATCGGGATACTCTTTTTATGTTCATTAAAAAAAGTATATCCTATTTTTGACAGAAGGTCAAGTTTGTGTGAAGGTAACTATGTATATATGACGTATATATGACCCCATATATAAAAAAGCCTCATACCGCCCTGCTGTAATAGTATGAGGCCTTTCTATGTGTTCTATGGTTTGTACTGGTTTAGATGTTTTATCTATTCGCTGTAAGGACAAGAAGATTATAGAGTTCCATTTTAAGTTCTTTTAGTTTTTCGTTATAATCCTCTTTCTCTTTCAATAATTCTTCTACTAGGTTTGTGTTGTTTCTTGAATCTACTATAAAGGCTTCGCAAGTTTCTATAATGTTTTCCAATTCCTCTACATCACTTTCCAATTTTTCTATTTGTAACTCATGATCATTTCCATAACTCTTATTGTCTCCATTATAGTCTCCTTTATTGTCTCCATTATCATAATAAGTAGATATGGGGGCATTTAGTTGTGTTGAGGGTAGTCTACTGCTCCAATAATCATACTCGGTATTATATCCAGTATATCCAATAGTCCTCATCTTACCTATATCTACGGGATAGTGTTCTATATTGTGTACGTCCGTTTTTGATATTTTGTACATTTCATCAACGAGTACACTATTATTTCCGCTCTCGGAGGAGATACAAAAAAAGTCTTTTTGTGTTTGGTATTTCAACGGGTTTCCTGTGTTCCTTCCAAAAAAGATATTTTTAACTGTACTGTTCGTATATTGTATCGCTATGAAAGCAGAAGATCCAATAGCTTCAATGCTATTTTGTTTCTTCTCAAGAAAAAGGGCTACTTCTATACTAAATGCCTCTGAATCGTTATAATAATTTTCTTGCGATATGTAAGTATTTGTTTTTGTTTTGTATTCCGTTTTCTTCTTCATTTCGGTTGAGTAAGGTATCCTCATTTTCTTGTGCTTCTCTTTTAGTTCATCATCATTTGAGACGATACCATTATGTAGAAAAAGGTATTCATTCTTTAGTGTCCTACTCTTTATGTGTATCGGGTGTGCCATTTCCTTTAAGTTTGGAGTGCTTGTTGGGTATCTGTGATGGAAGATTATAAAGTTAGCGTCCTCTTTCTCCATTTTTTTAAAAATATCTTTCTCACTTCTCTGAATGGAAACTACCTTGTTGTCTTTTATTGCCACATACCCGAAGCCATCATTTCCGCGATCTTTTTGCATATGGTATCTTTTTTGAATCGCCCTTGTTGGATTTTTGTCTTTTTGGAGTACAGCTATTATCCCGCACATACTAATTATTCTCGTTTATTCTGCTGATAATATAATCTCTTGTGTTGTTAGAAAGCCCGATAATTTCGGATAGTGCTTTTGTTTTTTTCCGTACGTCGTACACACTTGATAAATTACCTACTTTCCCCGCGAGAGCACTTTTTGATAGGTAGATTATAATTTTCTGGTGTATCTCTATCCACCGTAGAATCTTCTCTGTATTTATAGTCCCCGAATGGTATCTTATTTCAATAGTACCCCTATCCATAAATAGAGAGTGCAGATTTAGTCCATAGTATCGCATATTGTCGTATTTTTCAGCCTTTCTTTTTTTTATAGACTCGTACGAGTCGTTATAGTAAAGCTTCTCTATGTTTTCAATAGTATTGAATCTTGACATATCTCTAATAGAAAACAGTTTTTCCATTTTTAAGCAAAAATTGTTTTCTCTTCTGCTTTGTGGGAGCATAGAAATGAGTATATCTTCTATAATTGAGTACCCGATGATAATGCTCCGAAGTTTCCACGCATTTTTTTTTAACTCTTTTCCCTCTATGTGTAAGTGAAACCCGCAAGACTTGTCTACAGAAAAGGCATTCTTTTGTAAAAACTTGCATATAAGGCGGATCGTCCTTTCACCTGCTTTTCCCTTTAGTGGTGGGGTTATAATTTCAACGCCATTTTCGGATAATGAGTGATCCTCTGCTATTCCTACATAAGATGGCAGTTCATTTACTACCCCGCTTTCGTCAATAACCTCAAGCTCTACTCCGAATGAGTAGTACGGTGGTACAATTCTTCCTGCTTCTTCCGAAAGGAGGAAGGGTTCTTTTCTATAATTTCTGAAGTATGAAGAATATGGAGGATAATATGTGGTAGAATGTGGAATATTTAGTGCGTCTGCTGGTGTTGGTTCTGGTGTTTGGTTTCCTATGTTGGCTCTGTAATCATGTATAGTATGAGCAGAACAGAAGCGTATATCTGGTAGATCTAGATCACTTCTGCATTCTGTACAAGTCATATTCCAGCATACAGCACAGAATACCCCAGAGTAAATGTTTAGACTTCTTGTCCCTAAGTCGGACAACATTTCTGCATTTAGTTCAGATGGAAGAAGTACAGCACAGCTTCCCCGTGGTATTTCTTTATGACAAACAGAACAGTTTATATTTCGTGTTGGCATATAACATCTTTATAACATCTTATAACATCTTTATAACATTTTAACGAGTGTATCTACCGCATAAGACAACGCACATATAAGGAGAGGTATAAGAAAGAGGGCTACTAATCCGATCCGTGCTAGGAATTGTCTCCAAGGTGTGTATTCTTTTGCTTTTGTTGCTCTTTTCATTTTTCTTTTTATGTTCTTTTATTATTTAATAATTCTACAGGGCAACCTTCTTTCAACCAAAACACAAAGGACATACCATTTTTAGGATTTATTTCTGACATATAAACTTCTTGCTCGGTTGTCCACCTAATCCATAAATCATAAAGCTCGTTTTCTGTAATTGATTGAATATGACTCGCTATCTGGTATTCATCAAAGTTTTTACCTTTCAAAGCGCCAAGCGTTGGACGTAAAATAGTAGAAAGCCAGTCATGTGCATATTCTATTTTCTTTTCTTTTTTCATGTCTTTATAAGTATTAGTTTATTTTTCTAGGCTTCAAGGTTTACTAATTCTACTTACTGTTATCGTGGTTGTCGTGAGCTATTACCTGTTCTGTTATTTTAACTACAACATCGTCTACTGTTTTACCTGATGCATAATATCTTCCTGAATCTGTGTCGGAGATTGCTACATACGTTCCCCATAAGTTATATATTGTCATGTTATTTCTTTGTTTCTTTATTTCTTTTATCCGATAACGACACTTTGGACGATCGTATTATCGGGACATGAATAGTATATATGAATACCACATAAAAAAATACCCCCATATTATACAAAAGTGTTGATAAATCAAGGCTTGTTTATCATGAAACAATAATAGATGTATTTTGTCAATGGAGGGTGTCAGTTGGTATCAAAAGGTGTCAAGAGGTGTCAAGAAGGGTTAAATTAGCCTTAAAAAGTGAAGTAGTACTGGTGTTATGTCATCTATGGATTGTCAATGAATCCTCATATAGGGGTCATATAGGGGTCATATATGCGTTATATAGTGGTTACATAGTGGTGGTAAGATGTCGTGATGTCGTAGAATGTCGGTAGAAGGCAGGTAAAAGGTAAGATGTCGGTAGAACATTATTACCCCACACGCTATCACTACTCAAATATCTATCCCGTTCATCGCTTTATATTTATAGCCCCCATTCTATTTAACCTATAATATGGCTACATATAAGAACATTATTAATGTCGCACAATATACCTTTTGCGACATAACGGGGTGGAGGGGTAGTTTACGGAAAAGTCGTTTTCGTAACATTATCCCCACTCAAATTTTTTAAAACCCGACATTGTCTATGGGTGCTATTTCAAGAAAACGACATCACCTTACCCAATTTTAAAATTTGTCAAAGTTGTTCGATTTTGACAAGGTCTCTATAAATGGCTCTACATATGGTTATTTTAGGAGCAATATTAACGAAGTTGTAAAAAGCACCCAAGAAACTTGACAGACTACCATAAAGTATGATATACTCAAGATACGGATACAGTTCGGCATCCTCGACTGTTCATCACTTCGTGTGGTGAACCGAGTATGTAAGAGTCTCTTGG